TATCTGATTAATTATATCAATTGATGAAAAAAATTAAACATTCGAAATTTAAAAATACAGGTTTTATCTTTGAATTGCTTGTAAGACAGATTACGGCGGAAATAATTTCGTCTAGCAAATCTGTAGCAGAGACCATTTTAAAAGAAAATTTTAATGGTAAGAAAGAATTATCAAAAGAATTAAAATTATATCAGTATTTGATTAATGAAAAATATAATTCAGAATCAAAAGCTGACCAATTTATTAATACAATTTTAGAAGCTAGAAAAAGACTAGATGAAAAGAAATTAATGAAGGAAAAATATAACCTCATTAAAGAAATCAAAGAAAAATATAACATTGATGAGTTTGTAAAATCACCTGTATCGAATTACAAAGTATTAGCATCTATCTATAAATTATTTGAAGTAGTAACCACAGATGAACAATACGAACCAACGGATATCGTTTCTTCTCGTTTTACGATTGCAGAAAATATTATTAACACATCTATACAAAACAAAGACCAAAAAATTAAAGATGCTGTTTTAGAACAATATAAAAAGCAAGATGAAGATTTGAGAGCAGTATCTTATAAATTGTTAGTGGAATCATTTAACAACAAATATAAAAACTTATCAGTAGAGCAGAAAGGATTATTGAGAGAATATATTAATAATATAAATAATACTGGTAAATTAAATGAATATGTGAGTAACGAAGTTTCTAAATTAGTAGAAAACTTAAAATTGGTTGGTTCTAAAATTTCCGATAAAGTTACAAAAATTAAATTAGCTGAAACAATAGCAAACATTAAAAAAATTAAATCAGTTAAAAAAATAAAAGAGCAACATTTATCAGCAATGATGATGACATATGAATTATTAAACGAACTTAAAGATAAATTAAAATAAAATGGTGAATTATAGAACATTCAATGCAAAATTAGTAACATCAGGATCATCTGCATTGGTAGGTAATGCATGGGGAGTATTGCCTGTAAATGGTGTGACCGGAACAATAACATTAGAGGGATATGGTACGGGTAGTACAGTTCATCCAACCATCGCATTGGAGCATTTAGCAGCTGGACAACCATTTCCATGTTATGTTAGAAGTATATCAGTAACCAATGGTGGTTCTGTTTATGTATTAGCTTAAATTATAAAAAATGCCAGCAGTAAGTAAAGCACAACAAAGATTTATGGGTATGGTTCACGCCACTCAAAAGGGTGATATGGAAGCACCATCTCCAGAAGTTGAAAAAGCAGCAGACTCTATGAAAAAGAAAGATGCTAAAGATTTTGCATCTACAAAACATGCTGGTCTTCCTGATAAAAAAGAAGAACAAATACAAAAGATTAAAGAAATCATTCGTAAAATAGTTAGAGAAAGAATGATTGATGAAATGAATGTTACAGGAAATGTACAGGGATATAATACACCCCATGCATTTGGTAAACCTGATGATGAAAAAAAGAAAGGAAAAAAAGTAGCTGACTTAACAGGATATTCAGTTGTAAATGAAAATCGTTGGTTAGAATTAAAAAGAGATGAATCAACGGCACAGGCAAAAATAGGTAGAGGTATTTCAAATATCAATAAACAATTGAAAGAAATGGAAAGATTTCTTAACTGGTATGGTAAAATTAAGAATGAGAGTGGTGTAGATAATAAAAGTTATTGGAAAAGAACTAATCACCATATTTATGCTATAAAGGAAAGATTAATTAAATTAGACCAAAAAATCAGACAAATATCAGAATAAAATGGATATAAAACAATTAAAAGAGCTTATTAAGCAAGTAGTAAAAGAAGAAAACGATTATCAGCAGTTGTTTAAACATATGTTAGATAAAACAGGTAAATCAATTCCTGATATGTCTGATGCCGAAAAAGTAAAATTCTTTCAAGCGGTAGATAAAGCTGCAAAAGCAAAATCAGAAGGTAGATTAACTGGTTTGCCAGAAGAACTTACTGATAAGCAAAAACAAATTGATGTGGATAAGGATGGTGAGATTGAAGGTTCGGATTTAGCAAAATTAAGAGCTAAAAACGAAGAAAAAAAAAAGTAAATGAGAACCTTGCCATTGGTTTATTATCCGCACTAGGGTCTATAATCATTGGTAAAGTTATTTTTTATTATTTGTATGAATTAGCTAGAAAAGGAATATCATATTTTTCTGGTAAAAAAGAATACAAAGAAGCAGTTAAAAAAGTTTTAGATAATCTATCTGATAAAAAAGTTTCTGATAGTATTTCTAAAATTGTAGATTCCAAAAGAGGAATTGATATGGGAACTGCAAATGAAATTGTGAATATGGGAGTTGTACAAAACCAAATTAAAAAGGCGGTTGATAGTGCAAACGGTGTGATTGACCAAACAGAATTAGAAAACCAACTAAAAACAATCCTAATTAAGTCCTGGACTGATTTAGGAGATAAGGCGGTTGATAAAGTAAAAAAAGATTTGAAATAACATGAATAAAGGATTATTAATAGAAACTCATTTGTTTGAAGCAAAACTTGTAAAGGAAGAAAATGGAACGTATTTAGTTTCAGGTATTCTTCAAAGAGCAGGCGCGCCAAATCAAAATAATAGAAGATATCCTAGAGAAATCCTTGAAAGAGAGTGTCAAAAATACGAACAACTTATTAAGGAACGTAGAGCATTGGGTGAATTAGACCATCCGGATTCTCCTGTTATTAATCTTAAAAATGTATCTCATAATATTAGAGAAATTTGGTGGGATGGTGATGATGTAATGGGTAAAGTGGAAATTCTATCAACACCTTCAGGCAACATCCTTAAAGAATTATTAAAGAATAACATTCGTTTAGGTATTTCATCAAGAGGACTGGGTTCTGTAAAAGAATTAAATGATGGCACTGTAATGGTGCAAGAAGATTTTGAATTGGTAGGTTGGGATTTCGTATCTAACCCATCAACTCACGGAGCATTTATGGCACCTGTAAATGAATCAAAGCAGTGGAAACAAATTGCTGAAGAATGTGGTAAGTGGTGTAAATCACAAGACCTTATGAGAGAAATTATAATTGAATTAAACTAATATGGCAAAGTTAATAAATTTAATACCAGGTAGAGAAATCCAAAAAGAAGATTTGGATGATATGGATACAGTATTACCTGGAAAAGTTGAAAGATTTTTAGATAGAGCATTGCAAGTTATTAAATCTTATAATTTGTCTAGAAGAAAAGAACAATATGTAATTGCAAAATTAATAGATGCTTTGGGAATGACTCCATCGGATTTACAACAGGCAGTTCAAAGATTAAAAAGAAACAAAATTGTAAAGAGATAATTATGATAAAGTTAAAAGATATATTAAAGGAAACCGAAGAGTTTCAACAATTACCTTCTGAAATTAAAAAACACTTTTTAGAGATTATTTCTACCTATGGACAACATAGAGAAAATATGAGTAGAAAATCTGATATTAGACAAGTTGCTGAAACATTGGGAGCAATTGCAGATGCAGCACAAGAATATACTTTAAGAGAAGGTGGTGATTGGTTTGATAGAGTTACTATCAAAAGAAATATGAAAGAGTTAAAATCTTTACAAGAGAAGTTTGAAAAAGAAGCTGTAGAAGCAAAATCACAAGAACAAAGATTGGAAGCTCTTTATGAAGATATGGGACACGTTTTGGGTAGATATTTTGAAATTGCAGAAATCACCGAAGAACAAATGCACCAAAGATTGGGAATAAAATAATATGGAACAATTAGCATCTCTTTTATTACATAGTAGAACACAGGCACATTCATTTCATGTGGGTGTAAAAGGTGTAGGCGCATTATCAGCACATCAGGCTTTACAACATTATTACGATACCATTGGTGGAATTGTAGATGGATTAGTAGAAGCATATCAGGGACAATATGGTTTGATTAAATTACAAGCCGTTAGTGGTTTAGATACAAATAATGATATCAAAAACATTATTTCATATTTTGATAAATTAATTCAAGCGGTTGCAAAATTGAGAGAAGATAAAAAATTACAAATGAGTTGGTTACAAAATGATATAGATAACATTGTAACCCTATTATATCAAACTAAATATAAGTTAGTTAATTTACAATAAGTTATGTTGATTATCAATGTTAAGGGTGGAAATATAGAAGCCGCACTCAAAGATTATAAGAAAAAAGTTCAGAACTCAAAGCAAATTGAGCAATTGAGAGATAGACAAACTTTCACAAAACCATCGGTTAAGAATCGTTTAAAGATGGAAGAAGCTAAAAGAAAAAACAAATTTTTATATTAATTCTTTAGTTTTCTAAAAAAATACTATATTTATTATCAAATATCCCATTATTTATATGGGATTTATTATTACGACACAGTTGGTTAATGAATACCCTTCTCTTATAAGGTGTGACCGAACAACCGACAATTATCTATTGGAGTTTCCTTCCCGAATAACTTCACAAGATGCTAAAGCTGTAAAAGAAACTGCATTAGCTAACGCAAAACTCGCACTTGAAGAAGCATTTACTCCAAGACTTCAATCTATCTTATCTCAAAAGTTAAGAGCAGAAGCAGAAGCTGAGGAAAAAGATGCAGAAAAAGTTGATGAGGAATTAGATTCTACAGGCATTGGTTCTTCTACTTCTAATCCTAAATTAGACGCACATACTGAATTCGAAGGTGGTTCTACAAAAACTGCATCAGGTGAGCCAGGAGCTCAAGTTGCAGATTTCAAAAAAGTAGCAGATATCAACGAAGAAGATGGTATGGAAATGAGTGATGATGAAGCTGAAAAGCAAAACGAAATCGCACAATTAAAAGCTAGATTAGCAGAATTAGAGGCAGGAGAAGAGTCTGAAGAAGAAGAAGCTCCAGCAATGGAAGCTGATGATATGATGGGTATGGGTGATGAAGAAGAAGAAAACCCATTCGCATCAGAAGAAGGTGATGGTGAAGAGTACGATGTTACCGGTGATGAAGAAGAAGACACCGAAAAAGATGACATGGACTTGGAAGCAATCATCAGAGAGTTAGAAGCACAATTAGGCGATGAAGAATCTGAAGAAGATTCTGAAGAACCAATGTATGAAGCAGAAGATGAGGAAGAAAAAGATGCTAAAAACGAAAATTTAGCTGATGGCTCTGAAGCTGGTACAGACAAAGGTGAAGACCCTAAAGTGGTTGTAACTAACGAAGAAGAAGAAAAGAAAGATGACGAAGAGAAAAACGAAGTTATCGACTTGGAAGAAATCTTACGTGAAATGGAAGCAGATATGAAAGGTGATGATGAAGAAAAGAAAGATGAAGCTATTAAGGCTGAATTGAACGAAGCTTACAAAACTATCAAATCTCTTCAAAAAACAATCAACGAAGTGAACTTATTGAACGCTAAGTTGTTGTTTGCAAACAAATTATTCAGAGCTCATAACATGACTAACGAACAGAAAGTTAAAGTTATCGAAACTTTGGATAGAACAAAATCAGTTAGAGAAGTTAAATTGGTTTACTCTACATTAGCAGAGAATTTCAAATACACTACATCTAACAAATCTACTAAAAAATCAATTTCTGAAGGAATCGCTAGCAAAGCAGTTAAATCTACAAAGCCAGCAGCAGTTAAGCAAGTAATTGCAGAATCTGCAGATTTCGCAGACAGATTTAAGAAATTAGCAGGTATTATTAAATAATTTTTAACAAAAATAATTAAAATTAAGTAAAATGGACTTAAAACAAATTATGACAGGAAAAAACCCACAATCTCTTGTTCTCGAGCAGACTAGAGGTTTAAAGTCAAAGTGGGAAAAAACTGGCTTACTTGAAGGAGTAGGTTCAGAAACACAAAAGCATGGTATGGCAGTAATGCTTGAAAACCAAGCTAAACAATTACTTGATGAAGCAACTAGAACAGGTGTTTCAGCAGGTTCAGAAGAGTGGGCAGGTGTAGCTCTTCCATTGGTAAGAAGAATCTTTGGTTCAATTGCAGCTAAAGAATTCGTTTCAGTTCAACCAATGAACTTACCATCAGGTCTTATTTTCTATATGGACTTCAAATATGGTTCAAACCCAGCAGGTAACCCAGATTATACCGGTTCTTCTATGTTCGGTAATGGTGGTACTTTTGGTAAAGATTCATTAGCACCAGCAGGTAACAAATTGGGTTCTACTCAAGCTGCTGAAGGTGGTCTTTATGGAGCAGGTAGATTTGGATATACTATCAACAACTCAACATCTAACATTATCGCTACATTTGCATCAGCATCTTTAGCAGATATTGATTATGATTTATCAGACGCAACTGTTTCTGCATCTTTTGCAGGTAACACATTGAAGAAAGTTGTTGTAGCATTACCAAATGATGCAGATTGGAATGGTGTAAGAGCATTCGAACCAACTGCACAAACAGGTTCTGTAACTTTCTATCCACAATACACTACAAAGAATGGTTCAAATGTTGAATTCGTTGCAACTGCAACTGGTTTAACAAACTTATCTACTCTTGGTGTATCTTTGGCTTATCACAAGCAACCAACTGATGTTTCTAGAGGTGATTTTGAAGATAGAGGTACTGATTTAGCTATTCCAGAAGTTGAATTAGAATTAAAATCTGAACCAATCGTTGCTAAAACTCGTAAGTTGAAAGCAGTTTGGACTCCAGAATTAGCACAAGACTTGAATGCATACCATTCAGTAGATGCTGAAGCTGAATTAACTCAAATGTTATCTGAATACATCTCTTTAGAGATTGATTTAGAAATCCTTCTCAACTGAATACTGGTCTGCAAGAGTTGGATATGAGTGGAACGGTGCATCATTTGCAATCGATTCTAACGCAGCAGCAGCATCTGCATACCAAAAGAACACATGGTTCCAAACTTTGGGTATCAAATTACAGAAAATTTCTAACAAGATTCACCAATTGACTATGAGAGGTGGTGCAAACTTTATCGTTGTATCTCCAGATGTAGCAACAATTTTAGAATCTATGAACGGATTTTCTGCAAACCCAGGTAAGGATGCATTGACTTTCGCAGCAGGTGTAACTAACATTGGTTCAATCTCTAACAGATATGATGTTTACAAAAACCCATATATGAAAGATAATGTAATCTTGTTAGGTTTCAAAGGTTCTAACTTCTTCGAAACAGGTGCAGTTTACGCTCCATATGTTCCGTTGATTATGACTCCATTAGTTTATGACCCAACTAACTTCACTCCAAGAAGAGGTGTTATGACTAGATACGCTAAGAAAATCGTAAGACCAGAGTTTTACGGTAAGATTATCGTTGATGGTTTAAACACTTTATAATCTTTGAGTAGATTAGATAAGTAATAGACTTATAATAAAAGAAAAAGGGAGAGTAGAAATACTTTCCCTTTTTTTGTTTTAATAATATATTTATTTACATATGAAATGGAACTCTGTACCTACTGAATATTCGATTAAATTCAAAGCATATGATTTGTATTCTCATAGTGTTGATGACACTAACAGGAGAACCGAATCTCATATATTAGCTAGTCAACCCGATGGTGAGTTTGGGTATTTTAATACAAATCAATTTGCATTAACGTCATCTAATACATTTGTCGGAAATCAAATCATTTCAGGAAATTTAGCAGTTACGGGTACAATTACAGGTCCAATAATTTCAAATGTAATTACTACCGGTTCAATCTACATGACCGGAAGTATTGAAACGGTTGACCACATTGATTTTTTAATTACAGCAAACCCAACACACGAAGAAGGTAGATTACATTGGTATGATGATGCTAAAACTTTGGCAGTTGATACAGGTCAAGAAAACTTTATGATTGAAGTTGGTGCTATGACGGTTATTAGAGGTAAAAATACAAATAACTTTACACTTACAAAAGGTATGGTTGTTTACATAAATGGAGAAGCAGGACAAAGACCAACATTTACAACATCTAGTATGGCAACGGAAGCTTTATCTGCTAGAACTATGGGAGTCGTTGCTAGTGATATAACATCAAATAATAGTGGATTTGTAGTAATGAACGGTGTATTGAGAAATATAAATACATCAATGTATTCTGCTAATACTGAATTATACCTTTCATCATCTGGTCAATTTTCAAATCAAATACCTGTTGCACCAAATCACAATGTAAGAGTTGGAAAAGTTCTTTCATCTGCCGTAAATGGTTCAATATATGTTTATATAATGAACGGATTTGAATTAAACGAATTGCATGATGTTTTAATAAATGGTTCACTAAAAGATGCAGCAACAAACAATGGTGGTTCTACACTATATAGAAGTGCAAGTGTTTGGACAAATAACGATAATGTAAGATTAGCACAATCTACTATGGTATTGGCAAGTGTGTCATCCTCATATAATTTTGCAGATGATACTGCAGCACAAGCAGGTGGAATACCTTTAGGTGGATTATATCACACATCAGGAACTATAAAGATTAGATTAGTTTAGTAAAATTTTCCCCCTATTTTTTATTTCTATATTTATAGATGTATAAATCTATAAAATTATTAATTTATGTCGATAAACACATATTGGTCGGGTTCTGGCACATTTGTATCCGGCTCATCCACACCATTTGGTATTTACGATGCGGATTCAACATTTAGAATCGATGCACCAAAAACAGCAGTATGGGTAGCAAAAAGATTAGGTTATCCAATTGTAAACATTGAATTAGAAAACGAACAAATTTGGGCATGTCTAGAAGAAGCAGTATCTGAATATTCTGCACAAGTTAATCAGTTTAATTTAAGGAACAATCTTGATATTTTAAAAGGACAACCAAAAGAATCTTCGGGTGGTAGAAGTAATTATTCGCAAACACTTGTAGATGGTTCTTTTTTACCTACAACGGTTCGTATGGCACAACAATACGGAACGCTTGCAGGTGTTGGGGGTAATACATCAGTTAAAAAGGGATATGTAAACTTAACAGCATCGGTTCAAATATATGATTTATTAACAGAAGCTGTAGATGCATCATCACCAACAAGTTCATCAATATCAGCATCATTAAATTATTCGGGATCTACGATAGATGTTATGAGAGTATTTCATGATGCAGTACCAGCAATTACAAGATTTTTTGACCCATATTCTGTTGGAGCACAGGGTACATTAAACCTTATTTCCGAATTAGGATTTGGTAACTACTCACCTTCAGCACAATTCTTAATGATGCCTTTATATGAAGATATTTTAAGAATGCAACATATTGAATTCAATGACCATATTCGTAAGTCGGCACATACTTTTAATATTGTAAATAATAAATTAGAAATATTTCCTGTTCCTACGGAAAATTCACCTGCAAAGATATGGTTTGAATATATTAGTAGAGATGAATTTGAACACAATTCGCAAACAATACAGGCAGATTCGCTTTCAGATTATTCGGATGTTCCATATGATTTTATTCAGTATTCTAATATAAATGATGTTGGCAAACAATGGGTTAGAAAATATACATTAGCATTGGCAAAAGAATTATTAGGAGCAATCAGAGAAAAATATAATTCAGTTCCAATTCCAGATGGTGAAGTTCAATTAGATGGTGCAGCATTGAGAGCAGAAGCACAGGTTGAAAAGGATGCACTTATTACTCAATTAAGAGAAAACCTTGAAGAATTGAGTAGAAAAAATGTTATGGAGAATAAAGCACATGAAGCTGACCATCAACAAGAAATGTTAAGAAAAGTTCCACTTAAAATATATGTAGGATAATATGCCAAAGTTTTTAGTAGGTAGAGATATAAGTTTCTTAAGAAATGTTGCCAGAGAATTGGTTGAAAAAGTAATGGAGGAAACTTGCGTACTATACAAAATAAATTTAAACGAAACACGTGTTAATATTTATGGAGAAGCAATGAATAAAACTTGGCATAGAGGAGTTGAATTGTATTGTGTAATCAGTAAAGAAGCAGAAACAATAGAATACGAAGGATTTGGTCCACAAACAAATCAAAATGTTGAATTTCGTTTTGATAGAGAACATTGTAGAGAAAGAAACGCATATCCTGAAATTGGTGATGTTATTTATTTCAATGATTCTTATTTTGAAATAGATAATACAAATGAAATACAATTTGTTGGTGGATTACCAGGAACTGAAGAGGATAGAAGAAATTGGAGTATTGTTTGTTCCACATTTATGGTATCTAAATCAAATCTTAATATTGAAGAAAGAATAAACTAATAATAAATGTCAGTAAATCCATTAAGACCCGACCTTAATAGGGGAAATGAAATAAAATCAACAAAAAATGACCTTAAAAAAAGTGTAACGCTATTTGATATAGATTATGCTATGATGTCATATTTGGAAGATACTGTTTTACCGACATTGAAAGATGGAAAAGGTGTTGCAGTAAAAATACCTGTTGTATATGGTAATTCAGAAAGATGGAATGGTGCAAGAAGGCAAGGAGTTTTCAGAGATGGCAAAGGTAAAATACAATTACCAATACTAATGATTCGTAGAACATCAATTGCAAAAGATGAAACTATGTCAATGCCAAATCGACACATTTCATATCCTGCAATTACTAAATGGTCA